AATTGCGGGTGTGGGTGTTGCTTTAACTCTGGGATTTGATAAAATCAAATCTACAATTTCAGATGCATTTAGTAGTTTTGCTGATTTTGGTCTTGATATGTTTGATAAGTTGAGAGATTCTATTACCGGTGCTTTTGATGGTATTAAGAAATCTGGTGGTGAAATATACGACAATATGAAAGAATCTATCACCGGTGTTTATGATGGATTAAAAGATTTTGGTAATCTTGCCTATGATAAAATGGAAGAATCTGTCACAAGTATCTCCAACAATGTCACAAAAGCCAAAGACAATGTTCTTTCTATAATCAAAGACAATAAGACAGAAGAATCTGTTCCGACACCTCCATCTGTGCCTGAAACAGAACCGCCAAAGACTCAAACACCAACAGAACCACCAAAAAGACCTCAGACAGCTAGAGAAAGAAGAGCGGCAAATAAAGAACGAAATGATACCACAGTTAAAGGTGTCGAAGGTGAATCTACAAGTACGAAACCTGAGATATTCAATCCAAATAATGAATCATCTTCCACTTCAGCTACAGATACATCAGAGCCAAGTGCAGAGGGTGGAACTGGTACAACACCATCAAGAAATGAACAAGACTTCATAACGAACGCAGCTGGTGCTGCCACAGGAATGAACCGAGGACCAAGTAAAAGTCCTGGTGTTAAAGGACAAGCCACTTTAGGAATGTCAACAACCGAAAATCAAAATCAACAATTGTTTTTACAAGCGATGAATGATTATGGGATTACTGACCCTAAGACAAGAGCCGCTATGGCTGCCACAGTTGAAGGTGAATCTGGATTCAAATTGAATACAGAATTTGATTACGCAAATACAAGTAATGCCAACATCATAAAATCATTTGGAAAAGGTTCTGCTTTTGGTAAAATGTCAGATGAAGAATTAACAAAATTAAAAGCTGACCCTGCAAAATTCTTTGATTATGTTTATGGGGGTCGTTATGGTAATACAGCACCTGGAGATGGTTACAAATATCGTGGTCGTGGACTTATCGGAATAACTTTCAAAGGCAACTATGAAAATTATGGAAAGATTCTAGGAGTAGACTTAGTTGGTAATCCTGATTTAGCTAATGACCCAGTAATTGCAGCTAAGATTGCCGTTCTTATGATGAGAGACGGCATGGCAAAAAATCAAGGTGCTGACATATACACACAAGTTGCTCGTAGTATTGGTAATCCAAATGAGGTTACTGAAAATAGAAAGAAAGCTGCATATGAAAGAAATTTAGCTAGTGGACAATTTGGTGCGGATAAACAAGCCGATTTATCTTTTGTTTCATCTAACCCAACAGTTGGAATCAAAGAAGGTCGTGGTGTTGGTCCAGGACATGATGGTATAGATATCGCAGCACCAATTGGAACTCCAGTTCAAGCAACAAGTCCAGGTAAAGTTATTCAAGCCTCATTTGAACCAAAAGGTTTTTCTGCATATGGAAACATTGTTGTGATAGAATCTTTGTCTGCAAACGGTGAAAAAATATACACAAAGTATGCTCACCTATCAGCTTTTGATGTTAAAGTTGGAGATACTGTAAACCAAGGTGACAACATTGGTAAAATTGGAAATACTGGTCGCAGTACTGGTCCACACTTACATTACGAAATGAGGAAAAATGATCCTGTTGTTGGTGCTGTAATAGACCCTAAGAAATTATCTTTGATTAGTCCAATGGATTCAGCCTTAAAACAAACACCTGGAGCTCCAGTCACGGCTGGTGTAAGAGGTCAACAAAGACAATCTGCTGCATCAACACAACAACCTAATGCACCACAACAAAATAACAACCAAAACAATCCACAGACCGCAGCAGTATACAATAGAAATGTTGCCAATATATTGTTAAGTTCTCTGATTAATGGTTCAGGTTATGGACTTGGATAACAAAAACCCCGCCGAAGCGGGGTAAACTTTATTGTGATGAAAAGTTTATTTTGTATCTGCTAGTGAATTAAAGTAATCCATTTCTTCATCGGCTTCAGCAACAATCTTCTTATCAATTGCAGCTAAGTCCTCTTCTTTAAATGTATCTAACACAGCAGTTTCTGCTCTAGTTCTAGGAACTTCCACACCTTCGAAACCAAGAACCTTATCAAGGCGAGTCTTGAGTTGGTCATAAGGTTTGAATTGTGATTTCTCTGTGAATTCTTTTAGTGAGAATTCTTTCTTCCAGAGAGCTTCAAGTTTGTCATCTTCACCATCAAACAACGCAGACTTATCAGCAAATTCTGATTTGTCATAGTTACGATAACCTTCAACATTACGAATCTTCAATTTAAAGTTAGCACCTTCCCACATATCGAATGGGTTAACTGGTGTTTCATCAGCAAATTCTGGATTCATTGCTTCAGAAATCTTATCGAAAATCTTTTTACCAAACTTATAAAGTTTGATTTGACCTTCGTTTTCTGGATTGCTTGGGTCAGAAAGAACCAAGATATTAGCAATGTAAGTTAGTTTACGTTTTTGTTTACGGGCAATATCTTTATTGGCTTCGATGCCTGAATTCCAAAGAGTATTGTTGTGTTCACAAACGGGACACTTATCATTTAATGTTGTCAAGCAGTTATCAATAAACCAACCGCCTGGTCCCTGAAAGCCGTGACTGAATGTGCGAACCCAAGGAAGAGCATCATCACCATCTACAGCAGGTGCAGGCAAGAAACGAATCTGTGCCATACCGTTACCTGATTTATCTACTGATGGTTGCCAAAAGCGGGTGTCATCTTTTGAACCGGCTTCTGAAGAACCGGATTGAGTATCGTTGATTGCTTTGGTAAGTTTGTCCAAAGAACTACGATTACGTTTGAGATTTGCGAAATCTACCATTTTTATTACCTCGTATTAAATGTATGTTAATGTATATTTTTTGTCCACATGATGCATGATATACTCCTATATATGTTTCTTCCAAGTGGGTGGATTACAACTCATAATATAACCTTCTTCAAAATCAACTTGTATTTTACATCATCTAGCATAAGAAATGCGGCATACTTGGTCAATTTCATTTCATAGTCTGGCCATCGGATAGTATCCGAAATCTTTCTGTTCCACATGGGCAAGAAATTAAGGACTCTGTTTAGGATGATTAGTGTCTCTGGAGATATCTCTTTACGCAAAGCTTTAGTTAAGAGTACTGGATAGTCTCCATTCGTCACCAAAACATCGTTTGGATTCTTATAGTCTGAGAACAAGTCTCTGCATTCATTTTCAAAGGTATAAGACATTGATTGTATAACCTTCTGTCTTTGCCTATAGATAATGTCACATTCTTCACTTAGTAAAGTACCTGCCCAAACTTTACTATCTTCCAAAAAATTAGCTACAAGAAAATTTATGTAATCATCTTTGATTGGATGTTTGCGTGATAACTTATAGAAATGGAACTTATCCTTACGATTTTCAAATGTAACAACGCTAATGTTACTTTTCCCATTATACTTTAGATAGTCATAAGATTTTTGGGTAAAATGTAACTTCAAAGCATTGTATATGGAGAAAGCTTCGTATCCCGTCATATTGGTAATCTTGGACTTTTATTCTTCAATAAGTTAAATTCAATAGCATCACATTCGATTTTACCTTTAAGGTTGGCATTAATCAATGTTGATGCTACTTCAATTTCCAAACCCGTTGTTCTACAGTATTCAACAATTGCTTCAATGTAATTGTAATCAGTTTCAGCAACCAACTTTTCAATTTCTTTTGCAAACTTCATCATTTCATCTTTAGTCGGCATTCTTCTTTTCCTTTAATTGTTTACGACATTCTTCTGCGACTTTAGCAGGAACATCAGGATGCCATCCGCCAATAAGTTGACGGCAATCAACTTTGTATGGAATCTCTTTAATCAAAAGATATTGATAATAGATTCCACCCATAATTGCTATCAATGCAAGTGCAAACAAAACATCACTTAACAATTGTTTCATACAGAGTCTCAAACTGTTCGTGTGTAGCAACTTCTTCATCATAGTTTTGTTTATGATAAACTTTAACTAGTTTGCTAACCAATCGCTTAGGTAATTGCAGGTCTTTTGCAATGGCGGCTACAGACTCTTTGATATAGTCTTTCTCACCTTCCATTCGTGTCATTGCACCAGAACATTCTTTGAGGACATCCAACAATTTCTTTTGGTCTGCTGGATTAGAAATCTGGTTAACACTCAATTGTACTACAGCCATAATATAACTCCTGTTTAACGATAAAAAATATGCCGACCTATTTGTATTGTCTTTACCCTATTCCAACGTGGGTTGACATAATCGGCATGAAAAAACAACGCACCTTTAGTAACATCTTCCATGTGATGGTGTTTGTAATAGAATGCCATCGCATAGTCCAATATCTCATTGTACAACTCTTGTGCAGGTGTTGTCAAGTGTTTTCTACTTGCAACCCATGAGAACTGATAAATTTTGCCTGTTTTCTGGTAAACAACGTCACATATATTCGTAGGAAACAATCCTGAATTAACACGGTTCATTGTTACCATCGCAACAGCTAACCATCCTAACTTTGGTTCGCCGGCAGATTCATAGTAAATGTTCTTGGCTAAACATTCAATTTCTTTCTTATCTTTATAG